CTGCTCGGGCTATCCGATGGACTTCCGAAGATTGAAGAACCGGCCGCAGAGGTAGGAGAGCAGTGATGCGAGTCGAACACTATCCGGGGGTTGCCGACATCATCCATCTTGACGATACCGCTCAGGAGCAATTCGAGCGCGACATTGCGCGGGTCGAGCGCGGTCAGTCGAGATTTCGGGCCGCTCTACTCGTGCTCGCGATTCTCTCGTTCATCGCCTGGGTCATCACACGGGCATACATCTGATTTTTCGATAGAACCGCCGCTCGCAACGGCTTCACTTGGGGTCTTAAATTGCAGCCCGCAGAACTAGTCTTGATTGCCGCCGCTCATGGCATCGATCTCAAACACGTGGCAGGGAATGCCAGCGATGTGCACGGACAGGCAAGACGCCGCAGGGTCACGAAGGAGGAACGCAAGAGGGGACTGAGAGTCGTCGACAACACGGCCGAGGGATCGGGCTCGCGCGTGTATCGCCGTCCTGCCTGGACGCATGCAGAGCTGGGATTCTGCGCAGCTGGTGGAAGCACGATGGCGGAGGGGCGGGAGGTCTACCGCTCCGACAAGGGCGTCCCGCGGATGCCGTGGCTTGCGGTACAATTCTCGCTCGCCGGGGATAACAGCTGCTATTCCGAGCTTCATCGCGGCATCATGATGCAGGCCATCCGATTCTCCGATCAGTTCGACTGGCCGCGGAAGGTTGTCAACGTCCATGGGCATCGGCAGTTCTACTTCGCAGAGCTCGCAGAACTCGTCCTTGATGCCGACCGGTACAAGGAAGAATTCACCAAGTATCCGGAACTCGGCGCATGGTGTCTCAACATCCCCGAGGACCACTGGCGGGCGAGCATGTCGGCACGGTACGCGATGCTGAAGAATCATTACGATGGCTGGCTCAATCACGCCCTGGGGATGATTCGGCGCTGGATGCGCGAGGATGAGAGGCCGGCCGCGTGAAAAAGGTTCTTCTCGCGATTGCGGGTACCGTAGCGTTTTTTGCTGCAGTAACCGGTATTGTATTCCTCCTAAAGGCATGGATGGACTGGAGCCTCAAGGTCAACCCGGCGTGGCTTGGGCTTGTACTTTCGCCGCTTGGAGTGATAACTGTGATGGTTTGCTTTGCGATGTTCGGCATGATCTATGCCATCATCGATACTCGGTGATCGCATGAACCGCCGCAGCTTCATCGTTCTGGGATCGTTGCTCGCAGCTTGTTCTGTGTCGGCTCAGCAGCCGAACACGCTCCTCGGTGACGGAGGGAACGAGCCGCCGAGGATGGTTGCGATCACGCCTTCGGACTTGCCGCCCTCCGCCACAACTGGAGCCGTGTGCCTTAGTAGGGACGCGCCGCTGAGGTTTGTGCCGTGCGATCAGGCGCCCTCAACCCACGGCAAGTTCATCGGCGTCGTGATTCTGACGGTGAGCCATCACCGCACCGGCAAGTGCACCGATGACTTCAAGGCGTGGCGCGCGTGCGATACGAGCTACAGCGAGCCTGTACCGGTCTACGTCGGGGAATTCGACTCACAGAAGAAGTGCTGGGATGCGGTGACGGCGATCTCGAATCGCAAGCGTCCGGCATACGTCACTCGGCCTGATACCGATGTGTGCATCCCTAAGCAGCCGTTTGGATGGCCGAAGCCATGAACCGCCGTGGCTTCATCTCCCTTCTCGCTGGCGCTGCCGGTGCGCCTTTGGTGCCGTGGCGAGGTATAGTCGAGCCGGTGATATTTCTGCCGGGACGTGCGGCCAGTGGCCCGTATCAGTATCGGTGGAACTGGCTGAGCGGAGAGGACGTGATTCTGGCGCCCGCGTATAGGTGGAGCATCGCCGGGTATGACGGCGTGGAGGAATTGCTCGGCGGCCACGCGGTTCCGCTTGTCGACCTCGATGATTCCAGCATCGTTATTTCGACTTGGGATATTGCATAGGCGGTCATTTCCCGATAGATTCGCCCCCGATCCGGATTGAGCATGAGTTCTCCGGTGTCGAAAATCAGATTGCGTAGCCGGAAAAACTACGGAGACATGTTCTCTCCGTTCGTCCGGACGAAACGCAACGATATCTAACCCTTTGAATTCCTTGCGGACTGCGCCGAATCCCCTCTGAGCCGCAGCCGCTCGCCGGTAGTGTTCCGGCCCTCGCCGCCTTTGAGGCGGCGCTTCGTATGCCCAACGACCCTGAAGGCCTCTCTACATCGCTTCTGACGGATCTGCACGTCGAGGACATGCGAAGGCTCAGGGCTGCCGCGTGGCGGCACGTGAGACGCATCAACCCGGAGACTGCAAGACGGACATGGCGGATGGTTCGGGACCGACAGTTACTCGAGTCACCTTCGATGCGATCGAGTACGCCTGGCGAACGTGCAATCAGCTCACGGAGGACGACGGGGGAGAGAGGTTAAACGGCCTTGATCCCATCCCGATACCGCGAGAACTCGTTCTGCCGCCTCCGGAACCTAAGGTCCGCGCAGCGCGCACGAAGCTGTCTGCGATTGGCCCGAGACTGCGCAAGCCCAAGCGCTGGACCGTCGAGATGGAGCGGCGGGTCGACATCGAATACGCTCCCGCCCGCGCGGCTGGCATGCTCGACCATCTGGCGAACTCCCTCGGCGTCACCCGACAGGGGCTGGAGAAAAGAGCGCACCTAAGGGGTGTGACACGCCGCCGTGGTGGCCCTCGACAAGACACCGCCAAAGCGAGAGTCATGGCGCGCCTCGAGGGGAAAACGTGGAAGCACGGGGAGCTGCGCTCGATCGCAGCGGAGCTGCATATCAGCTACGAGTCCCTGCGTACCTACGTGAAGGAACTCGGGATCAAGCGCGTTATCGAACCTCTTGCGTGTAATCGACCGGCACACACCGATAGGTGAGCTCTCCGCTACGGGGACCACCGAGTCGGAAGTTGACGTAATTCTCACACGCATCCTTGCTATCGAATGCCCCTCCGGTGCTGATGAACCGGCACGATCCCTGAATGCACATGAGCACGCCGTAGAACTGCGGCGGCTTCTCGTCAACGCTCGCCTTTTGAGTGCCCGCGAACGCCACTGACGCAGTGCACAATAGCAGCAAACATAGACCCTTCATGGTCACCTCCCATCCAGCACGGGACAAACCGTAGCACTGGGGAGGGTAGCCCGCAAATCTGGAGCAGCATGGCGCAGTTCGGATACGCCACCGTCAAGGCGTTAAGTCAGGACGGTGTGCAGGCTGCGCGGAATCTGTACCCCGAGCAGTCGGCCCTCGTCATCGAGGCCTCGTTCTTCGATACGGGTGGCGAGGGCTTCGTGCCCCAGACCCTCGCCTATCAGGTCGACGATGTGGCAAGCGGTGAGAGTCTAGTCCCGCTCACCACCTTGACCGCTGCCGCATCGCTCTCGGTCGTCATCACGGCCGGCCAGAACGACATGGTGAGCACGTCCCAGCCCTCCGAGACGCACCGCGTGCTCTTCAAGCTCACGGATGCGGATGGGCAGAGCTATTTCGCCGAGTGCATGTTCGATATCTACCGGCTCTTCGGGGCGCGGGATCTCCCCGCCGCCTGAGAACCACTGAGAGACCCCCGATGGCCGATGACTGGACAGAGGGCCGGCCAGTCGGTCGGCCTACCCTCTACAGCGAGCAGCTCGCGAACCGAATCTGCGAGAGACTCGTCGATGGGGAGTCGCTTCGCTCTATTTGTCGTGATGAATCAATGCCTTCGGCGTCCACAGTTTGTCTGTGGATAACGAAACATCCGGAATTCTCGGAACATTACGCGAAGGCCCAGGACGTTCGGGCGACTCTGGGTTTCGATGACATCCAGGAAGTGGCCGACAACGGCTCCAACGACTGGATAGCGCACAACGATCCTGACAATCCTGGCTACCGAGCGAACGGGGAGCACATCCAGCGCTCGAGGCTGCGCGTCGACACGATGAAGTGGCGGCTCGCCAGGATGAATCCCAAGCGGTACGGCGAGCGTGTTACGCAAGAGTTGACAGGCGAGGGTGGCGGACCGATTGCGACACGCGATGAGACGCCAGGACTCGGTGCGGTAAAGGCCGCACTCGCGGGCATGCTCGCCCGTAGCCACAAGACAGACGATGGGGGAACCTAGCGGGATCGTACTCGCGCCGCCCGCGTTCGATTTCCTGCTGGGCCCGGGACGGTACAAGGTACCGTACGGGGGACGAGGAGGCGCGAAGAGCTGGTCGGTTGCCCGCGTGCTCGTGGCGATGGGGGCGTTGCAGCCGCTTCGCATCCTGTGCGCTCGAGAGTATCAGGCGAGCATCGCCGATTCCGTACACCGGCTGCTCTCCGATCAGATCATCGCGCTCGGGCTCGAGGGTGAATACAGAATCACCGATCGGGAGATAGCCTCCCGGTGCGGGACGCTGTTCATCTTCCGCGGCCTGCACATCAACCCGCGCAGCATCAAGTCCCTCGAAGGAATCGATATCTGTTGGGTGGAGGAGGCCGACGCCTTCGCGCACGACAGCTGGGAAGCGCTCATCCCGACGATTCGGAAGCCGGGCTCCGAAATCTGGGTGACGTTCAACCCGCGGCGCGAGAACGACTCCACCTACCAGCGTTTCGTGGTGAATCCACCGCCCGATGCGGTGGTGCGCAAGGTGAGCTGGCGGGACAATCCGCACTTCACCGCGGAACTCTCCGCCGAACGCGATTATCTGCAGCGCGTCGACCCGGAAGCCTACCAGCACGTCTGGGAAGGCGAGTGCCAGGTTCACGGCGAGCGGCAAGTGTTCCACGGCAAGTGGGCGATGGAGTCCTTCACGCCCGCTGCCGACTGGTCTGGCCCCTACTACGGGGCGGACTGGGGGTTCTCGCAGGACCCAACGGCACTCGTCAAGGCGTGGATTCACGCCGACACGCTCTACGTCGAGCAAGAGGCGTACGCGATCGGCTGCGATATCGACAAGACACCGCAGCTCTTCTCGAGCATCGATGGCGCAGAGCGTGAAGTCTGCCGGGCTGACAGCGCGCGTCCCGAGACGATCTCCTACATGCGCCAGCACGGCTATCCGCGGATGCAGCCGTGCGAGAAGTGGAAAGGGTGCGTCGAGGACGGTATCGCGCACCTGCGGTCGTATGAGCGGATCGTGATTCATCCCCGCTGTCGCCACGCGGCGCAGGAAATGCGCCTCTACTCCTACAAGGTGGACAAGCTGACAGGCAACGTGATGGCGGACGTGGAGGACAAACACAATCACGTGGTGGACAGCCTGCGCTACGCGCTCGAGCCGCTCATCAAGCGTCGCCGCAGCTTCTTCGGCTGATGTTCAACTGGATTCGGGACAGGCTGCGCAAGAAGCAGCCCATCGTCTCTGTGCAGAAGAGTCGTGCGGAGAAGTACGACCTGACGAGCATGCAGGCGATGCTCGAGCGCCAGCGCGAGGTCTCTCGAGCGCACGCCGAGGAGTTCATTCGCTCGGTGAGCGATGCAGCCCGGCGTATCCGGGTACAAAAGGACTCCGCTCTCACGCATGGCGCGATGGACGCCATGGACGGCTCGGACAACGGCCTCCCGGCATTCAAAGCGGTCGCTGTCGAGTCCGGCCAGTCGCTCCTGGCCTTGATGCCCTGGTACATGCAGCAGGGCTTCATCGGGTATCAGAACGCTGCCTTTCTCGCCCAGCACTGGCTCATCCAGAAAGCCTGTGCGACACCGATCGATGATGCGATCCGAAACGGGTACGACATCACGACGGCGGACGGGGAGGATTTGGACGAGGAGGATCTGAAGGCCCTCAAGCTCGCCGATCGCAAGTTCGGCATCATGGGAGAGCTGCGGGACTTCGGCACGAAGGGACGCATCTTCGGCATCCGCATTGCGATGTTCGAGGTGGAGAGCGAGGACCCCGACTACTACGAGAAGCCGTTCAATCTCGACGGCGTGAAGCCGGGCTCGTACAAGGGCGTGAGCCAGATCGACCCGTACTGGTGTGCGCCGATTCTCGATATGGAGTCCTCCGGGGTTCCATCCTCCAAGCATTTCTACGAGCCCACGTGGTGGCTCATCGGCTCAAAGCGCGTCCACCGCACGCATCTCGTCATCTTCAAGTACGCCGACCCGCCGGACGTGCTGAAGCCGCTCTATCTCTTCGGGGGCGTTCCACTCCCGCAGATGATCATGGAGCGGGTGTACTGCGCGGAGCGGACCGCGAACGAGGCGCCTGCACTGGCCCTCTCGAAGCGCACGACGATGTGGCTCACGAACATGGCCGCCGTCATGGCCGACACCCAGAAAGCCCAGGATCTCATGCAGACCTGGCTCGCCTTTCGCGACAACTTCGGGGTGAAGTTGGGCGACAAGGAAGGCGATGAGATGCAGCAGTTCGATACGCCCTTGGCGGACTTCGACCAGCTCATCATGACGCAGTACGGGCTCGTCGCAGCAACCGCTGGAGTTCCGATCACGAAGCTCCTGGGAACCACTCCTGGAGGCTTTCAGGCGACCGGGGAGTACGACGAGTCGAGCTATCACGAGCTGCTCGAGTCCACGCAGGAGCGCGACCTCACGCCGTTTCTCGCGCGGCACCATGCGCTGGTGGTGCGCTCAGAGATGCCGAAGCTCAAGGACACCGAGATCGCCGTCAAGTGGCACGAGCTCGATGCCATCACGACGAAAGAGCGCTCGCAGGACAATCTGCTGAAAGCGCAGACCGGTGCGGCATTGATTGCAACCGGAGCACTCCTCCCCGAGGACGAGCGCAAGCGCGTCGCGGCGGACAAAGAGTCCGGCTATCACGGGATCGGGCTTGACCTTGAAACCGAGATATTGCCCGAGGACGACGATCCCGAAGTCGCGGCCGAGGCCTCCCGCAGCGGCGGCAAAGGCGTCGTTGCAGCAGTGCAAGAGGAAGAGAAGTAATGTCGTTACGCACAAGCGTCCCGGCCGATGGAGCGTGGCACCAAGTCGGCACCGCCCCCGCGACCGTGCAGCTCATCACCGTGGGCACAGCGGTCATGGTCGCATCGCAGACCCTTGCACCGACGGGCGCCGATGGCATGATTCTCGTCAATCAGGGCGACAATCACACCTTCCAGGCTGCCACGGCCATCTGGGTGCAGGTCATCTCGACCACGGCTGCGGTCGTTGCCGTACAGCCTGAGTGAGCCGTCGCCGATTCTATGAGGTCGTTGCGGCGGCCATTGCCGATTTCGTCGAACACGGATTTGACAGCGCCGAACGGCTCGAGAGGTGGCTAGGGGAGATCAGGCTCGCCGCCCGGCAGGCCCTCGTTCCTGAGCACGAACTCGCGCAGCTCCTGAGGGAATCTCTCGGTCGCGCATTCCGTGCCGCAACCTCCGATGTGGTGTTGCGTCACAAGCATCCCGGCATCGATTCGTTCAAGCTCGAGCAGATCCGGTACGGTCTTCACTCAGAGCTGCGGCGCCGCGTTTTAGCGAGCGCGAGCCTCATCAAGTTGAACCGCGAGGTCTCGATCGAGCGGACACTGCAACGATTCGCAGGCTGGGCGAGTTCCATTCCGATGACCGGAAGCGACATCACCAACCGGAAGGAAACGGCCGAACACGTCCGCCGGTCGATCTCCGGGCTTCCGTTCGAGGAACGTCGCGTCATCATCGATCAGGGCCACA